TTCCCTTTCTTCTTAGCTTTTGTTAGCTAAGACTCAACCGATCGACCTTCGATTCATCCGCGGCTTTATGAACCTCGGATGTGGTCGTTTCAAGGGGGATTTCGTTTTCACCAACGCAAGTAGGTGTAGACGATCCCAGATCCTGTTGAGCCCTTCGACATACAGGGAGATACCCGTGGGATGTCCTATTAGTCCATCCTCGAGTGTTATGCAACGATGATCCCAGTTGGGACTCGTCACGCGTTTCGCGCGATAAACCGTCGAATTGGCCGGAAGGCCAATACTATGGTTCCGGAGCTCACCTCTGAGCCCGGACATATGTACCCCAGATGGGTTATATATGTGTCGCTTCGCCCCCAGCGGACTCTTCACAGAGTCCTCTGAGAACCTCAACCGTCTAGTGTGAGGTACTCTAATGGTATGAACGAGAGACTGCGTTTCCTTGGATAATCCAAGCACGTTAAAGTTTCTCCCATACCGACGCACTGACCTGTAAGGCATAAAGAGACCGCAATCGATTGGCCCACTTAGTGGCGAAGCATAATTAGCCTTCAAGCTATTGATGCAAAGCGCTATAGTGGAATCGATATTGATCTCATTCCTCACCGACCAATCCATTAAGAGGTTGGCGATAACCGTGATATCAGCATCGCAATCCCACTTACGTAGGAAAACGGGCCTGATATTGTAGCCTTGATAGTAATCGTGGCCACAAGACTCACGGAACGTGCCTGACATAAAGGTCTTTTCGGGGTTTGGGCGAGAGCCCATTAGCTCGAGAAGACGCAGCAAAGTTGGTCCTACTCTACTTTCAACGATGATATCATCGCCAAAGACTGAGAACGAACCCACCCTCTGTCGCAAGACAGAAGTTGGATTCTCATGTCCCCAGAATTTAGAGCCATCGGACCAAGTCCCTTGGGTATTCCAACCCTTAGGCACCGAAAGGAGATTGTCCTTCTGGTATGTAGCTGCTGCAGCCGCGCACGCGAACAATGCTGTCTGGAGAGGAAAGGTAAAACCATTCCCCATCGTTGACATCATATGTAAGCGTTCATCGAGCTTTCTTCCATCCGCCATAGTTATGGACGTGCTCCTAGATGCTAGGCTGAGAAGGGTGGACATCCACTCCTCAGGTAACACTTCGGTGCATAACCTTAACGACAGGCGGTCAGAAGCAGAACTCAAATCGATGGTGGCGTAGCCATCACCGAACGAGGAGTCGATGATAGAACCTAGGTGAGCCAGGTACCTGTTGGTACTTTGCTGTGTTTCTAGGTCAATCCCGAAGAACCGTTTAAGGCGCTTCTGGATTATCACCCCGATCCCAAGCTGATAATACATATTCAGCGTGGGCTCGACGGCGATCATGCGCGAGGTCTTTACCGTTTTAGGTACGAAACAAGAGGTTGAACCCTTGACCATCACAGGTGGGCCGAACTCCAGCGAGCGGATAATCTCCGCGTTGCTTTCCTCCGGCCACAGAGCGATGTCAGCGAGATACAACTCAACTAGCGAAGGATCGGTAGCGGTGACGGGCCCAGAATACAACTTCCCATAGTGGGAGTTGCTCTGAGCCTTAACCGACGCCCCTGGTCCACAGTGTGCTTCAACAGACACGTTGGCCCAGGTCAGATCAACATCTCTTCCAAGATCGACAGTGAAGAAATCTTCACATATCTTCAGGAAACTACCCCACAACTGACGGTCGCTTTCGCTTGCGTCGTCGGTGGGTGGCTTCCAGTACTTAGACTCATAGTTCGCATCCTTGAATGCCTGTAAGGCATTCTCGTCAGCGGCCAATGATTCTATTTTACTCGGAATCAGTTTCGAAAGAAACTTATCCTGTAGGTAGATCGCGGATGCCTGCTTCACTTGAAGCGGGACGCGTTCTCCGTCATAAACGACAGAACGTTCGATGGTTTTCTGAAGATCCTTGCAAAGGGTCTCATAAACAGCGACCGGTGATGTTTTCACGCTTGTCTCCTTTATAGAGCGGTTTACTTCTAGATGCTGAACAAGAACTAAGGTACTTGGCTGTTTAGGCCAAGCTCTCTTCCAGGATTTGGACGACGACAGCAAGTGCTGCCGCTATCTTGCCAGAAGAGAGACCTGCTATATAAGCCAGGACACCGATAAGGTAATGACGCGTCTTCACCGACATAACGAGATTAAATCTCGCCGCCGGTGAAAGCGTCTACCATGTTGGTAGCCTGCTGATAGCAGATGCCGAAGAACGAGCTCACGTGAGCTTTAATGTTCGGTACATCGGCTACGTCGGCTCCGGCAGGAATCGGGATCTCCATCTTGATGACGGAGGTCTTCGACGCCTGACCGGCGAGGGGTGTCAATCCCTTCCGACCAGTCACGTTAAACACATTGAACTGGACCCCGCGGACAACCCCGTTCGTATCAACAGCATTGAGCTGTTTATAGTTCTGGGGACGCCCAAAGGTCCAAGTCCAAGGCCGCGAAATTGACGATGCCGTATCGGCCCCAGTCTGTGTACCGCCGATGGCGGTAACAGCCCAGGACTTCGAGTAAGCATTCGGCGCAGTCGCTGCCGCAAGTGTATACGTTGGTGAAGTAAACCCGGAGACCGGCGCACCGGTAACAGGGGAAGTGACAGAAATAGTCATGTAACGATTCCTCCTCAGGAACTGTGGTAGTTTTTACCTACGATGAAAAGGATACGGTATCTTATACATGCTACCCCTACTCGCGAGAACTGAATACTCTCGTGGCAAGGTGGGGTGCTTTTGTACAGCCTTACTGAGCCGACTTCCAATAACTGGAAGCCTTGAGGCTAGCAGGGCGAGTACATTTCCCTTCTGACGACCCGATACATCAAGACTAAATTCTGGTCTTGGCACCGGCAAAGTCAGTTGGGAGGAACGCATAAAAGCAGTAGCAGATATCGTGGCTGTCCCAGCATTGAGTTGGTCAGTCGTGATAGGATAAGCAGCGGGGCTAACGTATCCAAGCAGCTTGCCGGTATTAATGGCTTGCTGTCTGGTAGTTTTTACGCACCATCTCATCCCGTCCCACGGAACTGACAAAGACTCAACTATTGTACCAGTATTGGTAACATAGTCAGCGAGCCAGGTATACGGTATAAGGTTATACACCGTCGTCAGAGTGTCTCGGAAATTCCAACCCAAGACATCTTGAACAGAACGTCTGTCGACGTCCGCTCCAACACCATACATTCCTTTGTAACGCACCGTGGTCACCAAAGTCTTCCTAACGGAAGTCTTGGTTGTCCAGATGCCCGACCAAAGGGTACTGTCAGGATTCAAAACATTGGACTTGTCCTTCCCACTCACCTTTATCGGATAATAGTTTGCGATGTAGTCTCTATTTTGGAGACCCACGAAACCTTCCGCTATCGATGAAATGATGGGACGAATACCAAAGTTATATTCCAGAGTGACAGCGCCTAGAGCTTTAGCGATGTGCTTACTCTTGTTGTAGTCAAAGGCACGTAAGTGCCCGTTGATCACGTCAGTTGTAAGCCTCGTTAGACTCTTGAATGGGCCCTTTAGCATTCTCAGGGTTTGACCCAATTCTCCGATATCCTCACCAGCATTTACGCTGGTGGCGATACCCTTGACTTGGGCGTATAACCTTTGAATGGCTAGGTTGTTAGCACGTGTAACCGCCGACCCTACCAATGGTAGAGCTGGAAGCACATCGCAGTCCTGCGGCCAGGTCGAACCTGACATATAGCCTTTCCTATGGATTAGCGCCAGCTGAGCTGGCGTTCGTCCTTTCGGGTCGGCTGTATAATATTCGCGTGAACCGCTAACCCGCAAAGCTTTGAACTCGTAACGCGCTGCTGAAGCTGCAGTGGTTGCGTCGCTTACGGCCTTAATTTGTTCCTTCCAGCGAGGATTTTGACCTCCTGTGAAGGAATCAACATAGTTACCAGACGTTGAGTTTGACCCTGAAAAGGTTGGACCCGTCGCCTGATTACTACTGTTAAAGCCATATTGAGCGAACGACACACGGACGGATGTCTTGTGTGGAGTAGTCTTGTTTGTGGGCTGTGACATGTAACATACACTCTTCTAGTGATGGAATTGAGCTTTCGCCCAGAAGACGAGTTCTATGAACTCACCACACCTAAACACATTACTGTGCAAGGTGCCCAGTCCTGATGGACTGAAGATGAGCCCGAAAGGGCT